CGTGGCCACCGCTCACCGCTTCGCGCAGAGCCTTGGCGCTCCGCAGGATCGGAGCGGTGCTGCTAGGTGGCCGCGCCGCCGGCCCGATCTCGGGGCGCTCGCTCGCCCCCGCCATCGCTGCGGTCGTCGGGTCGGAAATCTTTCCGATCCCGGTCAGCATCGAGCCTTCGCTCTTGCCGGTCTTGTGGCTTAGAACGTCGTTGATAGCGCGCAACGCGGGAGCGTCGGATTGCAGCCCGAGCGTATGCTTGGCGTGCTCCGCGAACTCTTTCAGCCAGAGCGCAGCACCCGCGAACCGCCCGCCTTCGGCAGTCCGACGCGCAGCCAGTAGCCGCGATCCGTTCTCCGCCCAGAACTCCGAGGGGTTGACGTACTGGTAATACTTCATGCCCGGCATAGTCCGCTGGACCCGTTCCTGCCCTGCTTCCGTTGGGTTGGCCTCGAAATCTCGAATGGCTTTCGCGAACGACTGCAAGTGGGCGGGCCCCCTAGCCAGTGTGTCGACCGATTTAGACCACGCGGTGCGGATAGCCTCGCGTGACTTGTCGGGGAGCAGACGCTCGGTGTGATGCAGCAGTTCGTGCACCGCCGTCCGGTCCATCGTGTCGCCCTTCATAAGCGCGACCAGCCTTGACGTGGGGTCGTAGAAGCCTTGCAGCCCCCGACCCCCGCGCTGCACGGTTACGCTGACCTCATTGGCCAGTGTGGGGTTCTTGCGGACGAACCACTTGCCGAACTCTGCCGTCTCACGCGGGATATGGCCAGCGTTGGCCGCGTCGTCCATGACCTGCACCGCATGGTCCGCACCGCGCTTCCTGTTGCCGGGGTTGAACGGTGCCGCAGCGCTCGACCTGCCCGCAGCAGACGCTGCGCGCCTAGCGCCGGCCTTGTTGATCTCGCCGGGCGTGCCGCCCGTGTAACGCCAGTTCTCGGGATTGCCAGTGACGAAGCCCCGGTCGGTGGCCGCGCGCGCCGCGCCGCGCACTCCACCAGCCGCATATCCTGCGCCGACCCGAGCGGCGGTTGCGCTGGGGTGGAGCGCCGCGTGCAGCACAGGAGCCGCAGCTTCTCCGCCAGCGTGCAGCAGCGCGCCACCGGCAGCGGCCTTTCCTGCCTCAGAGGGGTCGAACTTGTCTTGCTGTCCTGCGTGCATCCGCAGAAGCTGCTGCGCCGAATCGCGGAAGCCTTGGAACCCGCCTTGGAAAGCTGCCCGCCGCGCGATGTTCTTCCCCGGTCCGCCGATGAGGTAAGTAGGGTCTACACCGCCGACCGTGCCGCCGATTATCTCTGCGCTTTTTCGCGCCAGGTTGCCCGGTAGGTTTGCCCAGCCGGGGTGCCACGCGGGGTCTGCGCTGTCGCGCCTGTCGCGCATCCCGGCCTCGTTCGCACGCTGGGCCACGATCTGCCGCTTCATGCCGGGGATGTGGCTGAACACCGCGTCGCCAGCCGTCTGCATCAGCGACGTGCTGTAGGCTTCGTCGTGCATCGCGTCCTTGGCGCGCTCCAAGAGCGAGCGGGGTGCGGGAGCCGACAGGGTGCTGTTGCCGTAGGGCCCTTGGTGGTACGCGCGCCCGGCGTAAGGGTCCGGTGCGGGCTTGTGGACTGGTGCAGGCTTGGCGGGCGCAGCGGCCTTAGCGGGGGCGGGCTTGAACCCGGCCCACGGATCACCGGCTGGGAAGTCCTGCGCTGACGACGTGGCCTCGATGTGCAGATGCGGAGCCGTCGAGTGCGCAGCGCCAGCCCCCTCCAGCAGCACCTTATAACCCTTGGGCCCGAATGTCTTCTGGAGACGAGAGCGGGCTTGCTCTAGCGTCTCTCCAGGTCCGACGCCGAAGTCTCTGGCGTTGTCGGTGAGGTGAGCGCTGTTGGGGACGCCGCCGACTTGGGCATTGCGCGTCGCCGTGCGCTCGCGGCCTGTAACGCGGAGCGAAGGATCGAGGCGGAGGGCCTCGCTCTCAATCTCCGAGCCATACCGGCTTCGAGGGAGTGCGGGCGAAGCAGCACGGGGCCTCGTCTGTGCTGTCCCAGAATCCAGAGCGGCAGGGCGGAACCCAGACCAAGGGTCTGCGGCTGCGGGTTTCACGGGGGTGAAGGATGCCCACGGGTCGGCCATGCTACGCTACGAACTGGCGACCGTCGGGGGTAACAAAATGCGTCCCCTTGGGCAGCTTGCGAGCCTGCTCTGGGGTGCTGACCTTTACGGGCGCACCACCTCCGCCAGATGAAGGCGCACCTCCGCCAGATGCCTCGCGAGCGGCCCTTACCGCCCCTGCTTGGTCCTTAGGGTGTGCGCGCAGATACGCGGCGTAAACCGAGCGGTAGTTCTGTTGGCGCTGGGCGTCCTGCCGCTGGTTGGAACCTCGGTCCTGCCGCGCATTGGTGTCCGCGTTGTTGGCTCGCGATGTCGCGTCGCGCATCTCGGTAGCCTTGAGTGTTGTGGCGTCATGGCCGGCGGCGGCCATGCCGTGCTCTTCGATGCCCGCGTACCCTTCGTCGATCCGCCCTTGGCCCAGCGCCTCCATCGCCTTGAAGTGCGCCTCGTCGATCCGGTTGCGTTCCTCGCGAGAGTTGGCATTTTGCCGGTTGACCTGCCATCGTTGGTCTTCCGACGCGATACGCTGCTGCAATGCGTCCCTTTTCAACTGGTAGCTGAGCATGGCGCTCTGCGCGCTCATCGCCGCCTTGGTCAGGGGAGACACCCCTCTGACAAGCTCTAGCTGCTGCTGCACGGCCAAGAACAAAGTTCGCGGGTCAATGCCGGGGTTCTGCGCCTTGATGTTCTGAGCGATATTCGTTTGTATCTTCTGGGCCTCGACAACGGGGTCGTCCATGACCGGAGTGTCTGTCTGGGCCTGTGTCTGAGGGGCCTGTGTCTGAGGGGCCTGTGTCTGAGGGGCCGGGGTGCTCGGCCCCTGCTGACCAAACGCCTGCGCAAACGACGCGCCTGCGGGCACTGGACCTGTCGGGATAGGAGCCGGCTGTTGTGACCCCTGAGCCTGCGACGGCGCGGGGGTTCCTTGGGCGAGAGCCCCAAGGGCCGATAGATTAGACGGACTGGCCGTTTGCGGCTGTTGTACAGGGGCGCCCTGACCAAGAGAGCCAAGGGCGGAGAGATTCGGGGCCGTGGGTATTGGTACGAGACCCTTGCCCACGGCGGTCTGTGCGCCGGCCTCGGCCTTCGCATTCGCTATCTGCTGTGCGCGTAGCTGTTGTTGCTGCGCGTTCTGCTGGCTCGCCTGCAACGCTTGGAAGAAGTTATTCAGGTTGCCGATGTTCATGCTCATGTCAGGCCCCCGCCATCGCCATCGCCACTTGCGGGCCCGCCTGACTGGTCATACCGTATATTGATCCCAGGGCCCCCATCAAACCGCCCTGCGTGTTGTTCTGCGATGTCGCTTGGTCGTTGATCTGTGTTGCGTTCTGCCCGATGCCGAGATACTTGCCGTACTGGCTGACGTCGTTGTTGACAGTGCTGGAGGACGATCCCGTACCGTTAACCAAGTTCCCCAGCGCCTGCATGATCGACGACTGGTTGGCGTTGTACACCTGAGCGGGCGCAGCAGCGCCTGCCTGCTGCTGCTGCGCGCCTGTGGCCGCAGTGCTGGCAGAATTGCTGAACAGCGACGCCAGCGCGGCGATGGCCTGCTGCTGCTTCTGTGCCTGCTGCGCCTGCCAGTTCATGTTGAAGCCGGTCGTCGCGTCGCCCTGCATCCCGGCGGCGAACGGAGAACCCGCCACCCCGGCCTGTGACGAGGCAATCGACTGCGCGTCCTGTGCGCTCTTGAGGCCGTTGTTGTAGAGCGCAGAGGTCGGGTCGAAGCCGCTGGCGATAATCGACGGGGCGAGGCCGTTCAACGTGTTGGCGTTGCTTATGTCCGCCGTCCCACTAGCATACTGCTGCGCGCCAGAGGCATTGATGCCCAGTTGCGCCTGCGGGTAGTAAGGGTTGTTCTGGACGTTCTGATAGGTCTGGTTGAAGCCAGTGCTGGCGGTGTTGTAGTTCGCCGTGTCGCCAGCGGTGAGGCCGTTTAGTGTCGAGGTGTACGACGCATCGGCACCGGCCTGGTTGGCCGGCGTGTACGCCATCGGTGCCGAAGAGCCGCCCATATTCGCCTCACAGAAGTTTGCAGTAAAGGTTCTCGAAGTGCGTGTAGCCCAAGACGGACAGCAAGTCACCTACCGTGTGCTTGCCGCCGATCTGCGTCAGCTTGGTATGGTAGATCACTTTTACGACACCCATGTTCTTGAGCATCGCCTCTGTGCCCTTGACCAGCCTGACGCCAGCGCTGCCGCGCTCTGCCGGGTCCACATAGACGACATCGTTCACCGCGTGGAGCGTCGTGCGGTAATGGATGTGCGGGTGAACACACATCGAGTTGTAACCTATCAGCCTGCCGTCTCTGCGCAGTGCAGCGGTCCAGAGTATCTTGTCACGCTCAAGCTGGCGGGCCTTGTCCCAGTCGGGATCAAGCGGAATGCGTCCGCGATCCCTCGCCACCTCCTGCCAGTGCTTGAACAGAAGGTCTTCGACACCCTCGTCCAGCAGCCTGTCTATTGGCTCCCACGCCAGTGAAAGGGTCATGCTGCTCTGGCCACCTAGTTGATGACCGAAGCGCCAACGGTGGCCGTGACTGCCGGAGTGGTGCCGCCAATCGTGGTGACGATGCGCCATGTCCGAGGCAGCACATCGCTCGACGACACGTTGGCCGACACAGTTTCGCCGGGGTAGAGCGTCAGGGTGGTAAAGCCTGTCGCTGCAATTACAGTACCGACGAGTAGGTTATAGTACACCCCACTCGCAGCGTCCTTACCCTGCACCGTTACGGTCAGCGTTGGGGCCGTGCCTGAGAGCGCGGTGACGTTGACCCCTACCTTTACCCCGCGACCATTGTAATTGGTTTGGTCTGCGCTGTTGACGCCGGCACTGGCGGCGGTGAGGGTGACGAGCGCGGCGGTATCGATGTTCCCGCGCTGTCTATCGAACGCCGCACCGTTGAATATGTAAGAAGCCATGGCGACAGGGACAGGGTTAGAGGTGGCCCCTATCCTACCGGAAAAACCATAAAGAGACGCAATGCTGTCCGTGCCTGCCGTCCCTGCGTATGTGCCAGCAGCGACATATAGTTCGCCAGTGGGGTTGCTGCGCAGGTTGGCGCGGCTGCCTGTTGTCAGAACGGTCGCGCTTGGGTTCGTATCAACAACGCCACCTATCTTGATCGGGTTGCCAGTGTCGGCGGTGCCGGAAGCCACGTTCCCCCCGGACTGTCCGAGCGGAGAGTAAGTGCCGTCGCCATTCGGAGACCACGACTGGTAGACTGTCACCGGGTTGCCGCCGAGGTAGGCGGGCTGCGCCGTTGTGGCGTTCTGTGCGAGGGCCGCGCCCGGAAACAGCAAGAGCGCGGCGAGGGCAATCTTCTTAAACATCGGTGGCTCCTACATCAAGCGCCAGTTCCAAGACCAGTTGGTGCGCCGTGTTGGGCGCATTAAAGTTGCTGCGCGAGGAGGGTGCCTCGGAGTTGACGACCGTCGCAACCCACGGCACGGGGGCAATGGCTTCGTTGCCTGAGTACACCCTGAACCCCGGCGCGGGTGCGAGGAGAACCTCGACCCGCATCAGACCTCTGATCACCTCCTCTCGGCCCCACGCCTCAAACCCTTCCGGGTCGAAGGCGACGATGTAAGCGTGCTCCAGCGTCGGAGCGCTAGGAAGGTCAGTGAGCTTGCGCTCGACCCGTTGCAGGAACGACTGCGCGCCGGGCCACGCCTCCAGCGTCTCTGACCTCTCCTTGTCGCGAAGCAGGTCGAGATACCGGACCCCCGTGTGCCGAGGGTTCTGGCTCTCGACCAGTGCGCGCTTATGCTTGCCGACGTAGCCGGCGAACAGGTTGGCTAGGTCATAGAAACCGATTGGCGTGAAGGCGTTCACGCAACCCGGCCACCGATCGACTTGACCTTGGGCGCCGGGTCTTTACGACCAATGTCGCCAGTGCCCATCTTGGTCGCCATCTTGTCGATGGCGTAGCCGCTGGGGGCCTCAGCGCTCTTGGTGGTCATGCCTTCAAGCATGTTGGACTTACTCATCGTTCGTCTCCTTCTCGTGCCTTATGCCACGCGCGGGGGTAGAGGTAAAGGTTCGTCAGAATGCCTCGCAGAGAAAGACCACCTGGTCAGCGCTGGCCGCTGTGCCGGTGATGGTGGCGGTGGTGGTGGTATAGGCCGTCTGGTTCAGCGCATCCGCCGGGGTCGTCATATCGTTTACGCGGCAGGCCCAGCCCGTGGGTGCGGACGAGGCGAAGGTGATGATCACCGTGCCGGCGGTGCAGGCGGCGCTGAACTTGAAGCTGCCCGCCGTGTTGCCGCCGACCTGCGTGCCGGCGGTGCAGGTGCCGGCAAGGGTGGGCGCAGAGCCGCCCTTGATCAGCGCAGCGGTGACGGTGATGCTGCCGGTTTCCACCAGATTGCCATTCGCGTCCCACCTCGCGCCGCTGGTCGCCCCACTGGCTGGGATGATGTCAAAGAACCCACCGGAAGCATAGAGCAGCGCCGCGTCGCCCGCCCGCACAATACCATTGTACGCCACGTTTGACATCGAGGGGAGCAGCTTGACATAGCCAGACGATGCCTCAAGATCGACGCCGATATTACTGTTCGCCGCGACATTGGCTTGGAACGGCGAGGTGGGTGCCGCCGCCGTGCACGCCACGCAAACACTCGTCGCGAAGTACCCGTAGGACCAGCGATTGAGGCTGTGCGAGCCTCCAAGCGACAGATCGCCTAGGGCGAACCCGCCGTCTGTCCCGGGGACAAATGCGGGGCGGCTCGCGTCGAGCGCGGCAAGAATCACATTTGACCCCGAACGCCACCCGTCGAAATCGCAGTCGGTCGATTCGCTGCCCGCTGTTGCCGAGATCAGGCCGCAGTTGATACCTGCCGCATCCCGCATCACGCCCGCAGAGTTCGGGCTTTGGAAATCGAGACGAGGGCCGCTGCCGTTGCCCGCCGCGCTGGCATCCCAGAAATAGCCCTGCGTGGTGGCGGTTCCGTTGGCTGTGCTGGTGACGGTTACGCTGTTGGTGCTGGCGGCGGTGATTGTGAAGCTGCCGTTGAATGCTGCCGGGGTGAAGCCCGCCGCGACAAGGGTGTGACCTACGGTCATTGCCGCGCCTGTATATGTGTACGTCGCCGTGCTGCCGTTGCCCGTGGCGGCACTGGTATACCCCATCGAGCCAAAGCCGCTCTGGCGGTTGCCGAGGTATGCATCGCGAAGGACGAACCAATTGGTCGTGGGGTCGCCGCTATTCGACAGAAACCCCGTGGTCGCTGCGCCGTTAGGCGCGAGAACATTGAAGGGCCCGTTGTTGCCCGCCCCGCCGATCTGGATCACGCTGACGCTGTTGACGATCTGCGTGGGAGTGCAGAGCTGCGCGCTCCCCGATGTACCCGGCGTGACGCACACCGAGGACATGCCCGCCGAACTCGATGCCGGGGTCAGTGCAGGCAGCCCCGCCGAGCTGACAGAGGATACCGTCGTGCGCCGCGTGATGGCGCCCTGGACGATGGGGACGATCTCCGTGCCGGTGAGCGTAGATGCAGCCGGGAGCGCAGAGATAGGAAGCGCGGTCTGCGCCCGCGCCGGGGACGCGAGCATCACGGCGGCGAGGACTAGGTAGCGGAGTATGTTCATTTCGAATCTCCTCGGCTGAACCGATCAACCAGGCGTGTTGCCGTCCATGTGATGGCAAGCACCGTAGATACTGTAACTAGAATAGGGTTAGCGATCTGCGCGACATGAGCGGTCAGCGCGAACACCGACAGGATAGCCGCACCTATGTCTGCGATATGCTTTGCGGTTTCGTGGTCGTGCACTTCTATCCCCTAGGTCTTGATGCAAGTGAGAACGGCGAGGTTGCGTGGGCGCGTTTCAGTGCCCCCGGTGCTGCCCGTGGCCGATGACCCACTACCGAAGAAGTTGGCCCCGGCGCCAGAGTAGGCTTGGTTCGTCGTGGAGTAGGGCACGCTGTGCGTGTGGCTCGCGAAGGCGTCGAGCTGGAGCGAACCGAAGGCGCGCCCGGCGTCAACGCCTGCGCCGTGATCCCATCCGCGCCGGAAGTTGCCGCGCATGTCGGGGAGGTTGAACGTCGCCGATCCGTCTCCCGAACCATAGAGGACGCCTATGGCGGTGAACAGCGCCGCGTAGGTCGTGCGGGACACCGCCGCGCCAGTGCACTCCAGCCAGCCGGTAGGCGCGGTCTGCATGGCGAAGTCCATCAGCGCTCCTGACGGTGCCGACGCCGCGATGGCCGCGAGGAGCGTAGTCACCTGCGCCTGCACGAACGCGGTGGTCGCGGCGCTAGTCGAGTTGTCCGCCGACGGCATCGTTGGCGCTGTCAGCCCTGCCGCCGCCGCCAGTGATCCGGTCAGCGTTCCTCCGGTTATCGTCAGGTACGGCAGCCCAGTAAGTTGGCCCACGTTCACCGCGTCTGTCGAAGCTGTGCCTGCGCCGATGTTGTGTATCTGCGAACCGAAGGCGTTCATGCCCGTACCGCTATCGAGCAAGGCGCGGTTGAGCCCTGCGAGGAGCGCGTTATAGTTGGCCATGGCTGTCGTCGCGTCAAGCGCGCTGCTGCCATTGGCGAGCTGGTATGGAATGGTAAGCCCGTTGGCGATGCTCATGGGTGCCTCACTGTAGTGCGTAATTCCAAGGCACAGGCTGTACCTTGGCGTATATGTTCCCGATCTGCTGGCCCGGAGCCGAAGCCCCAGTCACCGACAAGGACACTTGCCGGAACACCAAGGGTTGGTCCCATGGCACGGGAATCTCTCGCAGGTAAGGGGCTGCTGCGCCCCACACCCCAGAGCCCCAGAAACCTGTGCCCCATATACCGGCTGAGGGGTAGAAACCTGAAATCCCCACCGCGTCGAGCGTCACCCCTCCGTCATCGACGGCGGAGACGAGAAGGTGGTCCGTGTCGTAGATCGCCAGCGCGATGCTGGTCTGCATGACTTTGTTGAAGCTGCCGTCGTGGTTGTCGGGAAGCAAGGTAGTTTGGAACTGCCATGTAAGGGGTACGCCGTTCTCGACATACTCGGAGGTGGCCACTGGAAGCACGCCCGACTGCCACGCCACCCCCTGCGCGTTCCAGGGAATGCCGAGGAAAGAAGACCCGCTATCGTAGGCCGCGACGAGCCGCATCGGGCAGGTGTGAGGGCCCGTCCACTGCTGGTTTTGGAAGTTGAACCAATATTCGTAGAGCGGCTGTCCCGGCGCGGCGGCGTTCTGCACCGTGACGCGGTAGATGTCGTCGGCGTAGTCGGCGCACATCCGGCTCGGATATAGCGCGTTCATAAAAGGCAGCACAACACCTGTTCCATTCGAACCGATTGGCTCGGACAGCGTTCCAGTCAGTCCGAGGACCCGCAGACCATCCGTCGCGATAAACGCGGTGCCATAGGGTGTGGCTGCTATCGAGTTCGGCGCGAGGGTCCCTACCGACCCTTGGATCGTGTTCTGAGCCAAGTTTGAAGTGAGAGGGTCCCCGGTGATCTGCGTCAGCGAGCCAGAGCCCTTGAACACGGTTAGAGACTGCTGCACGCCGCCGGTCAGTTGAGAAGTGAGCGGCACAGAGCTGATGAGGGTGATGGGTGTGTTGTCGCCGATCACCAGTGCCTGCGAAGCCAAGCTGACCTGCAAGGGCTTGAGGGGGTCGGAATACACAAGGTAAGGCCCAACACCGAAGTACGCTCGCCCACTGAACCCTGAGCAGGCTACTGGGACTTGGCTCAAGGGGTTGGTGTTGGTGTTCCCTGCACCCCAGAGGGGCGCGGCGGGGCTCCCTCCCGAGAAGGTCAGAGACACGTTGTTGGCTGTCGCTGTCGGATTGGCTGAGATAACGACAGTACCGCCGCCGGAGAAGTTCACCGACGTGCCCGTGGCGGTGAGAATGGCCGCTTGGTTTATCGTCACCGTCGAGCCGCTGACGTTCGTCACATAGGTTCCGGCGAGGAAAGCCGGGCCCGTCACGCTCATGCCGGCGATCACCCCGGCGGCCGAGGCGACTGACGCTATAGACGTGCCACTGGACACATTGCCGGTGGTGCTGAGGCTGAACGTCCCATTGGTCGCGGACACCACGTATGTCCCCGCCGGGATGCCGGCACCAGCGACAAGCTGCCCCGGCTGAATGCCTTGCAGGATCGGCGCTGAGGTTCCCTGCGACGTGACCAGTCCGGTCAGGGTGCGGGAGGAGGTCAAGGTGTTGGCCAGGACCGTCTGCGAGAACCCTGAGATGTCCAGCCAGCCGAAGTAGGGTAGCGCACCACCTTGATAACCCGGATGCAGGAAAAGAATGAGGGAGTTGGTGACGGCGCAAACGACCGGGGGTGTCCAGTCCCCTGTTGAGGGGAGCGACGTGGGGAGGAGCGCGGCAGTTATGCCGGAGATCGTGACGAAGCCTTGGGCCACCAAGTCGAAGCAGAAGGGCTCGTCGTATCCGGGGTATATCGCGGACTGAGCCCATCCATACGCTCTGGTGCCTATCACAATGAGGGCGTTGACCAGTCCCCCGTATACAGGCCCCTCTAGCTCCAGAGCGACGCCTGACTCAGTGGTGATGTTGAGGCCGCTCTCGGTGGTCAGGTCTCCGCCTTGAAAGAATATGACCGGCACGCCAGCGGGCCGGGGAACGAATACGTTGGCCGTGCCATAGCTCGGGCAAAGGTTCTGTAGTGAGCGCATCGACCCTGACGGCGCATTGGTTCCGTCGAGGCTATCCGTCAACCCGACCGGAGAGTAGATGATGTCCTTGGCGTTGCGGAGGCCCACGGCTTAGAAGCCCACGGTCTTGGTGTTTGGCAACCTGTTGAAATTCTGGCCGAAGAACCGACGGTCCAGCTTCACCCGCATCGACCTGTCAGACGCATCGTCTTTCATCTTGAGGTACTTGTTGAGGATCATCTCGGCCTTCTGGAGGAAGGAGTCGGCGCGTGTGTCGTCCACGTGCTCCATCATCTTGCCCGCGAGGCGTGTCTCCAGATAGTTCGTGTTGGGAAACCACGGCACGACGCTGCTGCTCTGCGGCGAGGCTATGTCAGGCATCTGCTGGTAGTACCGGATCGTCACCGGGTACACACCGTTCGGCGGCGGCCAGAAATAAATCACCGGAGGCGTCTGGCTCATGTCGGTGGCGAACATCGTCGGGATCGACTGGAGACCCGGCTGCTGCACCAGTGAATCGAACTCGGCCAGGTCGAGCGGCACCAGTGGGTAGGGTACGTTGTTGAAGGTGATGAACACCTCACCGGGCAGAGTGCGCAGGTAGGCCGCTGGGAGGGGGTAAGGCCCGGCGCCCGACGATATGTTCAGGACCGTGGTCGTCTTAGCCAAGTCGAGATCATAGGTCTCGCACAGGTCTGAGAGGATCGCGTTGAGGTACTGCCCGGCCTGACTGGTCATGCCGGGCGCACCCGCTTTCTGGCACGCAAGCGTAATGATCTGTTGCGCTTGCAGTGCCACAGGTCAGCCTCCGGCAGTCGCGGTGAGCGCAGCGAGCTTCGTGCGCAGCTTGGCGAGGTGCTGCTCGTGGCGCGCAATCGTCACCCCGATGTTGCCCTTGTGGTTCTTGCGCTCGGACTCCAGTGTCTCCTTCTGGGCCTTGTACGCCTTGAACTGCTCTTCGAGGTTGTGGAGCTGAGCGCCCTGCGCGCCGAGAGCCTTGGCTCGGCCAGCAGCGTTCACAGCTTCGTTAATCTTGGCGATCTCGTCGCGCACGAAACCAGCCTGCACGTCGATGCGGGCGAGGCTCATCTTGTGCTCGTCGTCGAGCCGGGTCACGTCATCGTGCAGGTTCTGCAAGGTGCGCTCGCCGTCCTCTATGTCCTCGGCCACCTTCTCGCACTTGTACTTGGCTTCCTGCCGGTCAGCAGCCGCCAACGCCTTGTCGAGGAGAGCGTTGATCTCGGCGGCGCCGGCGTCGCGAGAGACGTAGGTGGTCATCTTGAGCTGGCGCGTATCGCCCAGAGCCGATACAACTTCGATGCCCAAAGCCGGGATGGTCTCTACCTCGTTCATGCGAATGCTCCGATCTTGGCGGCAAGGGCCGGGTCCACAGGGACGGCTCCATTCTTGTTGACGTGCTGGGCGTGGCTACGGCGGTAAGCCTCCTGCGGGTCTTTGCCGTCGAGCTGGGCTTGGTGCATGTAGCTGCGGAACATGATCTCGTTCATGCTCTGCGCCTTGTGGCGGGGCACCGTGTAGGTCGATGCGTGAAAGAACTGCTCGCCGTCGATGACGATGCGGTCGGTATACTCGGCGAGGTCGATGGTGATCGTCACCGGCTCGTCTTGGTCCACCACGCCGGTCAGCGCGTTACGCTCGCGACGGATGGCGTCCATGCTGTCGGCAATCAGGCGCTCGCGAGCAGCCTTGCGCTCGGCGTCGTCGAGACGCTTCTGGGCTTCGGCCACAGCAGCGTCGTATTCCGAGTTGGTCAGGACCGGGTGCTTGCGCACCTCAGCCTCTACCGCCTTGGGCGTCCTTGCCGGCTTGGCCGCTTCTCGCGCCAACCGGGCGTCTACATCGTCTTCCATAGCTAAACCTCCAAAAGCCTTGATAGCCTCTGCGGGCATAACCCGCAGAGGCCGTCATGTCTAGGCTAAGGACTGTTAGCCGAAGGAGCCGTTGGTGGAGGCCGTCGACTCAATGCGCGCAGCGAACTGCGTGTTGAGAATGATGGTCCCGTAGAACACCTTCCAAGTGATCACCCGAAGCTGGTTGAAAGGGTCAGACTTGTCGGGGTCTTTCAGGTAGGCGAACTTCGGATCGTCGAGGACCACCTGACCGTAGGCTCCGCGACCGAACACGAAGGTCGGGTACACGGTGATGCCGGTCGCGGGCGCAGCAGGAGGGATCTGAGCATTGCCGGTGGTGGTGATCGTCACGGTCTGGTTGCCGGCAAGCTGGGTGGCCTGTCCGGTCTGTGGACCGTAGGTCGGACCAGCAGCGCAAGCGCCAAGGTTGACCGGGCTGGCCGTGGTGCCGATGTACACGTTGAAGGTGTACCCGGGGAGGGTCGGCAGCGTGACCGTGATCGAGCCGGTAGGGCCGGTGACGGAGATGCCGCCGGAGACCTGATAGATGCGGCTCTCGTACTGGTTCTGCGTGTCGCTCGCAGTCACCTGCACGTAGTAGGTGCCGGTCGCCAGCGTGCCGGTCGTCGCGGCTGTGCCGGTGATCTGCGCCACCCCGGTAAAGGTCGGGATGAGGTTCGATTTGCAGAACCGGATTCCAGCCCACTCGCCGGCCTCGAAGTTGTACAGGCGGTTGATGTCGCTGTACGACCACGCGGTAGCGACGGTGGAGCTCTGACGGAAGTCATTCACCACCAACGGATGAATGGCCGCAGCGTAGTGCGGGTTGGTGCGCGGGTTCTTGGAGGCGTCAGCGCCGCCGCCGTCCAGGGAGTTCTTCTGATCGGTCTGCTCGTCGCCCATGAAGTGCGGAGCGCCAATGGTCTCCAAGTTGGCCGACGTGCGCGAAACGGTGGGCGGGTCGAGGTAGTCGGTCGCGGTGAGCGCGGCACGAGAGCCTCGGAAGTTGACGTAGTTGACCTGCGTCAGCGCCATGAGGTTGTTGAAGGTGTTACGCTCCAGCGTTTCACCCATCTGCAAACCGACCAGATCAATCGCCTGCGAGAACAGCGGATGGAAGACGGTCATCTCGGCAACGTCGGTGATGACCACCTTATCACCCCACTGCTGGCAGACAGCCGACACCTGACCGATGGTCAGCGATTCACCGAGCGGAGGGCCGACGCCCTCGGCCAGCGGCTGGTAGGGCAGCGCGATGCGGTTGTACCGCGTGGCGGTGTAGGTGGTGCCTCGGCCTTTCTCAAGGCGTAGCGGGTCTCCGAATTGATACGCGACGAGCTGACGCCGAGCCAACGGGAGAGTCTTCTCCTGAATGAAAGGTACGACGTCAGACGAAAAGTTCGCGGCAGTGTTGTTACCGGCCATTATGGTCCCCTTCTGGGGCCACTATGGCCCCACGTTAGATGAGTTGGTTTCTCAACCTCTCCATACGAGCGGCGCTTTCACTCTTGGAGTTAGACCCCCGCACATCCGAACCGGAAGTGACAGGTGCTGCCCTCTCGCGAGCTACGTTCGCCGCAGCGGATCGTACTTGCGTCGCTCTCGCTTTGCTTGCGCCGTTCAGGATAGCCTGACCGATCACAAAGGCGGCGATCACTTCGCGCGGCGGAGGTACGCCCCCCGACTTGATCTGGTCGCTGTGAAGCTTCTCAACTTCGGCGCTGACCTTGGCTACCGCTGGCTTCGAGGCGCAAATGGCTGCGAACGCGGCCCTGTCCCCTTGATCAGCGATGCTGCGTTCCAACCGAGCAACGACGCCTTGTGTCTGCTGCTGGGTCTGTCGAGCGATATACTCAGCTCGGTCCCAAGGTTCCATCTGCGCGAGGCGCTGCTGTTCCTGAGCTTCGCTGGCTTGGCGGTTCTGACCACTCAGAAGGTTCTGCAACTCCCGACGCGAAGCCTCGGCTTCTGCTCGGGCTGCGGCGGCTTCCTGTGCGTAAGTGTCACGCTCGGTCGCCAGTCGCTGGATGCGGGCGTTACCCCGCGACGGTTGCCTTGCTTCTGCCTCTGGCGCTTCCTGATGCTCTGGAGCAACTAGGTCAGCTTCGTCCTGGTCTTCTTGGTCAAGGACTTCGGTGTCGTCGAGATAGTCGTCGGCGTCACCACCGTTGAGGTCGTCAGGGTCCATTATCGCTTCTCCTAGCCAGTAACGCCCGGCAAGTCGTGTGGTGAGGTATCGGCCACCAGTCGGTGCCCCGAGGAATACAGCCGGTCGGAGCTAGCTGTCAAGCTACTTCCTCGGCATTTGCGGCGCGCCAGCAGCGGCCATCTGGTCGGGCGGGATTTGCCCTGGGGCGCCGGGCTGCGACTGCGGCCCGGAGGGCTGCCCGCCCGGAGCCGGACCGCCGCCCGGAGCGCCGCCCTGTGGGGGCCCGGCCTTCATCTGCTGCTGTGCCTGCTGCTTCATCTGCAACTGGTGCTGGTGCTCGCCCATGTGCTTCCGAAGCGTTCCATGCGGGTCCATCGTCTGCTGCACCGCCTGCATGTGCGCCTGCAAGTGCTGCATGTCCTCGTCAGCGGCATGGACCTTCACGTCGAAGCCGTGGATCATCATGTCGTTCTCGATGTTCGGATCGACGGTAATCGGTGTGTCCTCGGTGAACACCAGCGGCGCGATGCGCGGACCGAACACGTTCTCGAACATCTGCGTGATGACCGGGGCGAGGTTCAGCTTGTATCCGGGGTATTGCTGCGGCGGAATGCCGCGCACCACGTTCACGGCGGCGATCTGCTGCTGCATCTGGGCGGCGTTGCGCGCGCCTTCGACGCCGAACCAGCGGAAGTCATAGCGGCGGTGGACCTGCTGCGGCTCGATCTCCTCCATGATGACCTTGCGGCCAACCTCGCCGAAGCCTCGGATCGTCAACGTGTCGTCGCGGTACTGATGATCGTATTCGAGGATGCGAGAGATAAGCGGCGTGAGGATGTTGTCCTCGATCACCTCGACAGCCGAGATGGTGGTGAGGATGTCAACCTGCTGCTCTTGAGCGACCTCAGCTTGGTTCTTCTTGTTCTTGCCCCCGGTGGTGCCGGGGATCATCGACGGGTTGACGCCGAGTGTCTGGAATATCTGCGCGCGAACCTCCATGACGCGCTGGAACCCTTCACGCCACATTTCGGGAATCTTGGCGAAGCTGGTGTCGCTGGGGCTGGTCAGCCAGACGGCGAGCGGACTGAACACCAAACTGGAGACGCGCGGGTTCTTCGAGGGGTCAGACATGATGATCGGCGCGGCAGAGTAGTGCGCGCTGTCAGCCGCCTCGTTGGTCATGTCGTTGGCGAGTATCCACAGGTCAAGGACATCGGCGACGGGGGCGCGGCCATTGAACACGCCTGACTGCTTGTCCACGGCGACGGACAGGACGGGAACCTGATCGCACCAGTAAGGGCAGCGGCGGACGGACAGGACGTGTTCACGCCCTGCGGCATAGATGCGGCAGAGCTTTCGCTCACCACCGCCCACGTCCATCTTGGCCCACGTCTCATAGACGTAGGCCACTTTGTCGTCGTGCTGGACCTTGACCCCAGCGGCCCGGCCTTGCGCCTTCGCCGTGTCACGGTCCTTGGCGCTGGGGTTCTGCCCCATCGCCTCCATGAGTTCGTCGGCGGCCTTCGACGAGATTTCCTTCTTCGCCTTCCGGCGCTTGATCTCCGCCTTGGACCAGCGGCGAAGGATCGTCACCGACCCTCCAGACTCAATGGCGTGGTCGATGCTGCGCGCGGTGGCCGGCAGAACGAGCAGGTCGTTGTCGAGCAGCACCTCGACGACCGGGCCAGCGTCCTCGACCTCCTTGGTCTCCATGTCGTCAATCGGCTCGGCTACGTCAGCGGGCACCTCCATGCCCTCCATCTCGACCGGCTTCCTGATCTTGCGCGTGACCTCGCGTGTGATCTTGTCCCACCCGACATAGATCGAGTACTGGCCTTCGTTGTCGCCGTTGACACAGAGCGGCTCGACCACTTGGGTTTTCAGGTTCAGCCGGCGGACATAGTATTCCAGTAGCGAGACTGTCGCGTGTGGGATGTCGCCATTCTCGGTGACGACCTCGACAAACTTACCCGACGGAGGGAAGAGCTGGTTGGCGAAGCGTGTCTTGCGCGCCTCGACCGCATCGTGGATGAAGGGCACGCACACCATGCTGGTGCCGTTGTAGAACTGGCGGTCGGACAACTGGTTGTTATAGGCTGACCAATGGTCCTTGATTGCCTCGGCCCGGTCCCTCTTGCGCTCGAAACCTTTGTCCACATCGCCGATGACCTCCTCGGCGTCCTCACGGATGGACTTTCGCGTCGTCAGCTCTGCGTCGCGGTCCTTGACCTTGCGGTCGGGTGCGTCGTCCTCGATCTCGGGGATCGTCGCCAGTTCCGGTTCGTCGTCCAATGGTTATCTCCTCGCGGACAGGTGCCTGACCCCGCTTGCCGTCATCGCATAGCTCAAGTCATCGTCGTCCGCAAACGCTCCGGCATCGGTGAGGGAGGCGAAGCCCTCGACGGCTTCCATCAGCACGCGGTAGGGGCCCTCCTCGGCGTTGAGCGTGAGGACGCCGTTCTTCAATCCCCGGCAGTACCCGCCTGCCAACCCGTTGAGCGTCCAGCGCGCCGCTGTGGACACCTGCACGCAAGGGAAACCCCGAGCCTCTTTCTGGAACAGCCGAGACAGCACAGGCTGGCCGTCTATGCTGGTGCCGCTCCTCTGCACCGTCACGGGTATGCGGCCAGCCGCCTGTGTGATACCGACGTTGGTGGCCCAGTCGAAGTGCTTTGGTTCGCAGACCACGACGACTTTCTTGCCTGCGGACATCTGCGCTGCGGCGACCATCTCGGGGAGGTGCTCGGCAGGGGACCCCTCACGCAGCCAGTCCTCCTTGAAGTATATCGACCCCTCACGCACATAGGCCAATACTCCCGCCAGCAGGTTGCGCTCGGCGCCCACCACCAGGTAGGGCTGCGCCCCGCCGATGGCGCCCATGTCCTCGACTACGTGACGGAACGAGAAGTGCTCGTGGATCGGAGCGCCGGGGCGAAGACGTAGAGCATATGCGAGAGCATTAGGTACGTCGATAGGGCCTGACGGGAACCTGCGGAGCTGGGCAGCAAGATCAGGACAGTCCTTTGCGAATGATACTCGGCCTGCCCGGAAGTAGGGCTGTAGCCCCCGGATGAAGTCGATCTTTCCCTTCGGCGCGCGGACAGCTCGGAAAGGGATAGACTGGCCACGGCGGGCCTGCTCGGAGCGAATCGGCTGGAGAAGAAATTCATTCAGACCATCCTCCTCGACGCCCATCCACACGGGCGGTAGATCACTGTTGAGGCCCACCTCGAACATGGCGGCGACAATCTCGTCGGGCATGAGCTTCTTACCCCATGCGTCCCAGATAACCAAGCGGTCCGCGCCGGTCCACGACCAGCTTGCAAAGCCCGTGGTGGCGCTCCCCTTATTCACGGTTCGCGCCGGGTCGAACATGGCGTAGACCGCCTGCCACGTTCGGACCTGCGGCTCGACGGGCATCGGAAGTTCGGAGAAGGTGTGCTCGCCCTTGCGAATGACCTGGCACAGGTACTCGCGCTCGAAATCGTCGATCATTCCCTGCTCGGCAAGCTCGTCGCGCTTCTTATCGATCCAGTCGAGCGGGTATCGGTCGGGCCATGTGGCCTTCCTCTCACCGTCTTCTCCGATGAACTCGATCGGGTATATCTTGGACTTCCACCCTTCGGCGCGCAGCAGCCGCACGGCGAGGGCGTCGGGAGACAATGGCGTGGCGGCGACGCGGACCAGAGCTTGGATGTCACAGGCTGGAAGCAGCTCGCCGAAGAACCATCGGCGTACCTTCATGATCCGCTTCTCGTCGGCAACGCTGTCGTTGTTCTCGATGTCGTCGCAGAAGATGGCGTCGGGACGCATCTCCTCGAACTTGGTCCCGCGCAGCGCCTGCCCGCGCCCCAGCGCCAGCAGGCGGACGCCTGCGCTGGTGACGATCTCGCCGTCGGACCATGTGGGGCCGACGAGTGACCCGAAGACCTCTTGCAGCTTCTCGTTGGTCTCCATCTCGTGGCGGACGGTATGAAGGCGCTCGCAGGCGCGGTCGTAGGTCTCGCCGATGACAAGGCCGTTCTTGAACTCCCGGAAGCCCGCCAGAAGGATCAAAGCCTCTTCTGCGATGGTGGACTTGGCTGAACCTCGGAAGGCCATCTCCAGCAAGCGCGGGTGGGCCGGGTTATGCCAGTCGCGGATCATCGCTTCGTGGAAGGGCTGGGTGCGGCTGGTGTGCCGGTGGGCGAATAGGATGCGGTGCGCCAGTACGCGGTCTTCGTACAGGCGCTTGAACAGTTGGGCGTGTTGTTCCTCGGGGGTCACACGATCCTACCGGCCACAGCCAGTACGCCGGCGGCTTCAATGGCGGTGAGACCGACGCGCGCCAGAGTGATAGATGAGCCGGGCAGCACTATGGCGACTGTCATACCCTCGGCCTCGACGGTGCCGTTCTCGATCAGGTCGGCCAGCCCGCGCAGGTAGGCGGGGTAGTCGGTCTTGTCGGCGACGTCGAGGTTGTTGACCCAAGGGAGCTTGTGGATGTCAGCCATTACTGTTCCTCCCAGTCGTAGCGGTCCTTGAGCATCTGGTGCCACGCCTTACCGCGAGAGGGCGCGGTGATGAAGGAGGTGTAGGCCGCACGGGGGACCGTTGCGGCAAAGGTCTTGCCGTCGGTGAAGGTGACCTCAAGCTCGTTGGTGTCGTGGTCGTAGCTTGTCTCAGCGATAAAGCTCGAACGCTGCTGGATCACTTCTGCCATGTCGTCGGCCTCCCAGCCCGTTGTTAAGCCTTGGTGTAGAGCGCTGTCTCTGCGGCCCTGCGGCGGACGAGCCCCTGCTCGATACCTCCTCCTGCGTATATCCAATGCCCGAAGTGCCCTGCGGCACTGTTGAACGCCCCTGCGTTGTGGAGCTTGAGCAGCGTCGAGCTTTCAAGGCTGCCAACGCCGAGGTTGAAAGCAAAGTCCACCAGCGCGTCGAACTGGTTCTGCGTCGCGGTGTTCACGAGGCGGTTCACCCCGGCTACGGCGGCGTGTGTGTCGGCGAGGAAGAAAGACTCTGCGACCTCTGGCGTGATCGTCTGCCCCGGCTTCACGCCCTGCGTGTGGCCCCAGCCTATCGTCCAGACGCCAGCGCCGTCTTGGTAGGAGGTGAGCCTGAACCCCTCGAAGCTCTTGGTGAGAGCCTCTCCGGCAGGGCTTTGCTTAAGTGGCGGATTGAGGGGCATCTACCACCACGGGTTCGGCCGCAGGTTCGGCCGCAGGTTCGGCCGCAGGTTCGGCCGCAGGTTCGGCCGCAGGTTCGGCCGCAGGTTCGGCCGCAGTCAGGTTGTCGATCGCGGCGCCGACCGCTTCGGCCTGTGCTGCGGTCGGCTCGGCCGCAGGTTCGGCCACACTCAGGTTGCGCATCGCGGCGCTGACCGCTTCGACCTCTGCTGCGGTCGGCTCGGTGCCTCGGGCGGCGAGACCAGAGAGGCCAGAGTTCACAGCGCCAAGCGCGGCGGGGTTGACAGCCTGGCCACCCCGAAGGGCGCGCTCGACGCCTCGCAATGTGGCGATGGCAAGGGATGCGACGATGTAGGTCATGCCTGTAGGTCCGTGTTGAGCTTTGCGAACGCTGCGTCATATGCGGCTGCGTAGTCGGTGAGCTGTGCTTCTGTGGGGGGCGTAGCCGATGTCAGCATGGTGTACAAGCCCACGGCTGTCGGTTCTGCGGCGGCGACGCCACTGGCGATCTTCTGCACCAGTGTCAACGCTGCACCTATCGCGGGGTCGACGACGTTGACGATGGGGTTGAGCGCGCCCAGGATCGCGGCTGCGTCGGCAACGAGGCCGCTGACTTTATCGGTGGTGCTCATGGCGTCGGGGCTTTAACTGGCACGCCAGCCGCCGCGAGGGCTGCCAGCGCCGCGTTGAACGCGGAGAGGTCGAGGGGCGTTCCGGCTGGCTGCGCTTCGAGGGACTTCACTGCGGCGTGAAGGTCATTGGACGCATTGCCGATCAGGGCGCGCGTCGCTGGCGAGGGGTTGGCGGTGATGACGTAGGTGTCAGCGGCCTGAGTGGTCAGCGTCGCAGACTGCTCAACCGCGGCGAGGGTGGTCGTGCTGACGGGCGCCGTCGCACACCCGGCGATCAGCAGCGCGGACCAGATGATGGCTGCCCACAGGAGAGCGCTCAGGAAGAGCGAAATGCGAAAGCCCTTGGCGAAGCTGTTCATGCTGACACCTGCCAAATGAAGGCGCCAGAGGCGGGCTCACCCGCTGGCGGCGCAACGATGGGAGGCTCACCAGCCGCCAGCGGGGGCTCAGCCACCTGTGTGGCAGGCACAGGCGGCGAGGCGATGACGGGAGGGGCCTGCGTCTCGGCCACGGCCAGCGACGCGAGAACCTGAGCGGTGTGGGCCACGAGCATCGGCGACGCGCCTCGGGCTCGGAAGTCCTGAACCACGGAGGCCAGTTCACCAACCTCGTCGAAGGGGGCGTCGGTGATGATGGCGGTTGCCGTCTTGTTCGAGGACACCCGTGACCAGACGATGCTCGTGGCGTAAGCGGCTGCCATGCCAGCGCCAGCCACGGCGTAGGACAGAACCTCTTGGCTTTGGGTGGCGTAGCCGTGGGCGGCGAGCAATCCGGCGATGATGCCGGCACCGCCGGTGATCGCATGACGGACCAGTGGGGTCAGGTCAGCCTCGAATTGAGATTGGTTCATAGGTTTTGTCCTGCCGGCGGTTCGTGTTCCGAGGTGCTGTCTGCCCTGAGCCTTGGATGTTGTCAAGGAGGGATGGGAGGTCTGTGTGGTTATACGGCTTAGGTTCTTGAAAAGTTGGGCGATTTTTGAGTGAGGTCTTCAAAATTTTTTCACCTGGGAGGGGGCTAGGGTTTACCCAAGGTTGAGAACCTAACAGGAACATTAGGCGAAAAGCTAATGAAATCAAAGGGATGGGCGGGCCAGTGGGGGTTTGGAGGTGTGTTGGTGTGTTAGAAGGCTGAGACACCGCAGCGCCGCGAAGACTATGAGATGTTATATCATGACAGGCTCCCATAGGCAAATGCCTAGCCTCGACGACCCCCATGGGCAAATGCCTAGCCTCGACGACCCCCATGGGCAAATGCCTAACCTCACCGCCCAGGATGCTGCCCCGCTGTATTTTGCAAAACAGAGCAAAACACCAAAAGCCCAGGTATTGCTGGGTTTCTGCGCTGTCTGTGCTGTATCCCTAGGGGAGATACAGCATACAGCACACAACGGCGCCGGTGTTGTAATACAGCAGACATACAGCAACAATACAGCATACAGCGCTAGTTTTTTTGACTTGACAATCCTAGCCGCATGACTAGAAATGAGGCGCAGACAACGAAAGGTGATTCGCAATGAGCATTGATCGATCCGAAGCAAGCCGCGCCATGGCGAAAGCCATAGCCTATAAAGCCTGCGGCAAAGACAACGAGGCGGCGCAATGGGCCCGTGAGCTGGTGCGTATTCTGGAATGTGCTGAAATTTTGAAAGGGTAGGACAGTGCGCAAATTTGTTAAGACATCATCGCGTTGGGGAGGCGTCTATCGCTTCCGCTATTTCATTGACGGCAAGAGGCACGAGATGAGCGACTGGCGCGTAAAGTTTTGTGCTGCGCGTCTGGGGCCGGATCAGCAAAAAGCGGAGCGCACCTCTTTCGGCTATCGCGCCACTTGGACAGTGGAGGATTGAACGATTAAACTAGGCTTTCCTTGGGGCTGGCGATTGGAGCCCGCCAGCCCATAGGTGAACTTAGTAGAGGATTGAAAAATGAACGATACGGCAAAAGAGCTTTATATCTGGGCGACAACCTCTTGCGCGCGCTCCTGCGCAGCGCGGGAGCATATGGCCCGCGCATACGAGAAGCGCATAGCGCAGGGCTCTTATGTCAGCGATTTTGCGGTTGAGGGCCTTGCCTACGCAGTCGAGCTGGCTGCACGATCCTATGTGGCTGAATTTTGCCTTGAGGGTGAAAAATGGAGCTCCGTATTCCCTCGTGCCGATAGGATTCAAGTGCAAAAGGCGTTGCGCGATGATCTAGAAACCGAATGGCGGGCGGGAAACTATTACGGCAATTCAGCTGTCACATTCCCACCAGGCCCGGCACGCTAACGCGCTCTCCCTACCGCCCTTGCCGCCGGGCAAGGGCGCATTGGACAACGCAAGAGGAGTTGAGACAATGACAAAACTGGCACATGAAGAGCGCGGCACTGCGACGGCTGGCGGCTATGGCACTGCGATCATACGCGACCGCCTGCTTGCCTCTGTTGGCGGCGACTTCGGGCGCTTTGTTGGATGGTTTAGCCAACGCACGTTTTCGCCCGAGCGTCAGGCTCATGGCGCATTGAACGATTGGGCCTCGCTTATTGCCGAGGTCTGCGAAAAGCTGGCCGTGATGGGTGCGACGCCGGAGCAAATCGAAGCGTGGGTTGCAGGTTGCGTAAAGCGCTGGGCGGCGTTCCAGTCAGCCGGATCGCGCACCGTCAATTGGATGCTCACCGGCCCCGCTCACTTCCCTGTCGCCCGCAATCAAAAACGGATGGATGTGGAGCATAAGCGGTTAGATGAGCTGCTCGGGTATGGTAGGGACTGGGCCGCGTGGTTCCACCGCCAAGAGCGCCGCGCTGAAAAGTCTGCGCTGGCTGAGGTATCAGCATCGACCGAACATCGCACAATCGAGTTCCCCGGCGTAAAGCTGGTGCAGAACACCACGTTGGACCGCGTTCAGTTGCTTTTCGACGGCAAGCCCGATGCGGAAACCATCGCGGCATTGAAGCGCGAGGCGTTCCGCTGGTCGCCGCGTGAGGGGGCATGGCAGCGCCAGAATACAAACAATGGGGTGCGGGCGTCTTATCGCATATTGCGTGCCCTTGGGTTCACGGTGGAGCCCGAATAGTGCGCGCCCTTATCTTCGCCCTCGCACTACTGGCCGGTGTCATACTGGCCAGCATATGCGCCGATACGAATGCAACGTGCGGCAACGATGAACAGTGCCGCCTTAACGATTGGAATCCGCAATGATTAACCCTAGCTTTGCCGGCGTGGCCCTTACACCGGAAACTATAGCCCTGACGCGGGAGCACTTCGCCGATATATCCCGGAGGTGCATATCCGACGCAACCGAGGGGAGGCAGCACGTCAACGATCTCGACTCTTATGTCGCATGGCAGGAGTCGGCAATCCGGGACGCCATGACCTGCGAACGTTTTTCGCTTACTTTTCTTCAGCGCGCCCACTGGCTCCAAACCGGCGAATGCGTCGCGTTGCTGCCCTAATGCCCCCTTGCCCCGCGTCACTTAATTTGCGGCGCGGGGCGATGATGGCACTAGGCCACAAACGGAGAAGCGACCATGCACCGACTGATTGACAAAAGCGGATTTAAACCTGGCGAATATGTCGTTCACGCGCAGGCCGGAAAGACATCCTACACCATGCGCGTTCGGCGCGGGGGCAAAGGTTGGGAAACCTATTACCACGAGCCGAACGCACGCGCAGCCGGAGGTGTCTTCACCTACATAACGGCGCGCACGTTAGAGGCGCTAGGCGGTCAAGCCGCCTTGCTAGGCCCTGCCAGTACCGACGCCACCGCCTAACGCTTTACCGCCCCCGGAGCCGGAGCAGGTTGCCGGGGTCGCAAAGCCTTTATGTCGGTGATGACGGCCTTCTGTGCCTAGATTAAAGCCGAAACGCCGTGAGGCGTCCGTCAACCTTGGCAGGTTGGCGCTGATGAGGGCAGCCAGACTAGAAAGATCAAACAATGACCGAATTTGTTATTCCCGCCGCGTTTATGGACTGCGCGCGCCTAGCCGTGTCCCCAGATGAAACGCGCTACTACCTGAACGGCGTGTTTTTAGACCCCGCCGGCTATGTAGTGGCCACCAATGGCCACATTATGTTCGCCGCCGTGGTGGAATACCTTGTGGTCCTCAAAGAGCCCATTATCATCCCGCGCGCGGCGCTGGACTTGGTGGTCAAGGGGAAGGGCGTCGATTACTACGTGAGCGAACCAAGCGTGGACGGCGAGCGCTGGGGCTTGGCGCGCGGCGCCAATGAAACCTGGTTCACGCCGGTTGACGGCACCTTCCCAGACTGGACGAGGGTCATACCTTCGGGCCCAGCCGAGGAAACGCCAGCCAAGTTCGACCCCACCCACTACGCCACCATGGGCAAAATGGCCGTCCTGATTGCAGGCAAGGGTAAGAACAGCGTCAATGCTTTCGAGGTGTGGCAGGACGCGACGGGGCCTTGCGCTTTCATGTTCGATGGGCGCACTGACTGCTTGGGGGTAGTCATGCCTGTTCGGAAAGGCTCTGGCGAGTACGTCCGCGAAAGGTTCCTGCAAGCCCCTGCGAAGCCCTGATGCCTTACCGCCCCCGGAGCCGAAGCCGGTTGCCGGGGGCGCATTGGCATTAGGAGATCGTCGTGACCAAAGAAGAATTTGACCAGCGTTACCGCGTGATCGAAAGCGGGCGGGGCTTTGGCCTCTGGGACCTCATCGAACGCAAGTTCGAGGGCCGACATGGCGTCGAGCGTAAGCACATTGAATGCCGGCGGGCTTTCATCCGCCAGAACTGCGAATAGGAGAATACATGAAAAATCCAGACCCCCAAGACCTGCCCGCCGCGCTGATCGAGCGTGTCGCCAAGTGCATCCCCGGCAGCCACCGCTCAAAAGAACAAGACCTCGCGGGAATCGAGTTGATCCTCGATCTCGAAGGCTATGACACCAGCGACGCGGCTTGGGTTAAGGCCGTGCGCAAAAGGGCCGCGTGGGTGATCCGCGACGAGCGCGCCAGCTTTGGCGCCCTCTCTGCGCTCTTTGAGATGAAGATCACCAACGAGAGCGTTGGGCGGGCTATAGGTATGCCTAAAAGCACTGTGCAGGCGACAGGCGCGGGCCGTGTCCCTGAGCGGCTGACCGAGGACCAACGCGCCAGAATGCACAAACTGCTCGACGCACTGGCCGGACAAATCGACGTAGTGCGAGAAGCGTTAGGCAACTAATCGGAATTTCCAATTTATAAACCGCACCAAATAGTGCCAAACAAGGCTAAGTGATTCGGGAGGCTGTTTTGACCCAGGTGGTACTCGCTATTGACCCAGGCAAGTCCGGCGCTATCGCGCTTTTCATTGGCGACCGGCTGGACAACGTAATGCCGGCTACACCCGGAGCCCTTTGCAAGCGGCTCGTCGCATACAAGCACCGCCGCGTCGTGATCGAGCAGGTCAACGGCGCTCCGGGGCAGTCTGGCCCCGCATCGTTCAATTTTGGCAGGGCCTACGGCGAGTTGCTCGGGGTCTGCGCTGCACTTGATGTCGAGCCCGTCTTGGTCCGGCCAGTTGACTGGAAAGGTGGTCTCGGGCTGCGCCGCGAGTACGGCGAGAGCGTCGCCAGCTTCAAGCGGAAATCACTGGTGATGGCGCGAGAACGCTGGCCTCAGCACGCCAACACCTTCTTTGCCCGCGCCAAAGACGACGGGGCGGCGGAAGCCGCGCTGCTCGGGCACTACGCAATCAAGGAGGGCTTGGTGTGACCGAGGCTGAACAGATCGTGATGGACGCCTTGACGCGCGCAGCGGCCAGTAGGGGGCCCTGCCCTTCGAATGTAGACCTCTGCTCGATGCTCCCCGGATTCGCGGCTCCAAGAGCCGCCTCTGATATTGTCGAACGCCTCGAAGCGCGGGGCCTGATAATCGTCGAGCGCACACGCTCGTCGCGCAGGGTTATGATCGTCGCGACTGGCGACAGCACCTCGGCCCACATCCGCAAGGACGGAGTGAAGAGCCTCTATACGCTGTCCGGCCACGTCTCCGAAGGCTGCACACTGACAGAAGCTGCGAGGCGCATGGGCATAAGCCCGCAGCGCGCCTCGCAGCTCTGGCGCCGCATCCTCGACGTGATGGGCGAGCAGGCGAGATGAGAGTTCTGGTCGCATGTGAGAAGAGCGGCGTCGTGCGGCGCGCGTTGAGGGCTGCGGGTTTGGACGCTTGGTCGTGCGACCTTGAGCCCGCGCAAGACGGCTCGATACACCATATACAAGAGGACGCGCTGCGCGTAGCGTTCGGCGGTGTGTGGGACGCCATGATCGCGCATCCAGAGTGCCGGTTTCTCTGCGCCTCTGGGCTGCACTGGAACACCCGCCCAAGGTATGAGTGGCGTGACGCCAAGACGACCGAAGCCCTCGCCTTTGCCTTGGAGCTTTGGGGCGCTCCCATACCGCGCGTCATACTGGAGAACAGCCGGGGGAAGCTCGGGAAGGCCATCGCCGGCTATGACTACCGCCTCGCAGTCCAGCCGTATCACTTCGGCGACGACGCCAGCAAAGAGACATGGTTCTGGTTTCGCGGCATCAAGCCCGGACCGATATACCCGGCCAAGCGCCTGCCAGGCCGACTCGTGACCGATCCCCGCAACGGCAAGGTTGTGGAGCGTTGGGGCAACCAGACAGACAGCGGGCAGAACCGCCTAGGGCCCTCACCCGACCGCAGCGCCAAGCGCGCTGAGACATACCCCGGCGTGGCTGACTGGCTCGTCGATGCAGTAGTGGCCTCGCAATGACCGATCCTCTCTTCCCTTATCAGATCGAAGGCGCTGACTTTCTCGGCCAGCGAGAGCGCGCCGGGCTGTTCGACGCTATGGGTCTCGGCAAGACGGCGCAGGCGATCAGGGCGCTCGACAACTGCGGACTGACGCGCGGCATCATCGTCTGCCCTGCCAGCGTGCGCAACGTCTGGCCTGGCGAGTTCCGCAAGTGGAGCAGAACCCCGCGCCGCGTGCTTAAGGGCCTCACCGACCAAGACCTCAACCTGTGGCTGCGCGAGCGCGTTGACGTGCTGGTGATGAGCTACGAGGGAGCCAGCAAGTGGCACAATGAACTCCAGCGCGACCTGCGCGACTTCACGATATTTGATGAGGAGCACCTCATCCGCAAAATCAGTTCTAACCGGACCCGCAGGGCGCTTGGTTCTGACGCTTCTGGCGCTCATGGGTACGCGCGATACAGCGCACACACTTGGTTCCTGAGCGGCTCGCCGATGGCCAATGACCCGTCGGACATCTGGACCTTCCTGCGCTACTGCGGCGGCACGAAGCTGTCTTTCAAGAACTTCTGCACGCGCTACTTTATTGGCAGTACCGGAGGTTTCAACACCAGCTACAAGCCGCGCCGTGACACGCTGCCAGAGCTGCGCGCGATCCTCGCAAAGTATTCGATCAGGCGCACCACCGACGAAGTTGGCCTTCAACTCCCGCCGCTGTGGATAACCACACAGGAGATCGAAGGCAGCACCGCCGAGATCAACGCCATGCTATCCGCTCACCCCGGCCTCGACCGCGCGATAAGAGACGCGGTTGAGAAGGGCGGGATCAACAAGCTCGATGAGACCACCGGCCACATCACGACGCTGCGCCGCCTCGTCGGCGAGGCCAAGGCACCTGTGTTCGCCAAGCAGCTTATCGACGAGATCGACGGCGGGCTGGAGAAGATCGTGGTGTTCTGTTGCCATAAACGGCCCGTCGAAATCCTCTGCGAAGTCCTCACCCATCACAAGGTCGGGTACGTCAAGATCGACGGCTCGGTCAGCGACAGCGCGCGGGTCCATGCCGTCGAGGCTTTTCAGAGCAACCCCAAGGTCAAGGTGTTCATTGGCAACGTCGTCGCGGCGGGCACTGGCCTGACGCTGACGGCAGCCTCTCAACTGGTGATGCTGGAGTCAGACTGGACGCCGGCGAACAACGCACAGGCGTTGAAGCGCGTCCACCGCATCGGCCAGACGCAGCACACCCATGTCAGGTTCATCTCCCTCGCCAAGTCGATTGACGAGGAGGTGAGCAAGTCTGTCGCGCGTAAGACGCGCGCGATCACCGAAGTTCAGGGTTCTGAACTGTAAAATGGAGGAAGTAAGATGCCTATCGAATTGAAGATCACCGCCGAAAACGTCGAGGAGTTCGACGGCCTGCTCGCGCGGTTCCACCCCGGCGCTGCCCCCGCGCGCGCATCACAGGAGTGGGGCGACAAGGTGGTTGTCACCGACGTTGCCGAGGTGACGCTTCCCTTGGAACCGGCGCCGAGGGGGTCGACTGCCGCCGAAGCAGAAACCCCTTTAGACCCGCCGGCGACGAAGACGCGCGCCAAGAAACCCTTGGCTGGTGCTGGAGCTGCGGAGCCGGCACACACCGAAAACAATGGCCCGGCGGAAAGCGGTACGAGTGCGAGTTCTGTGACGACATCCCCTTCTGATGACGAACACCCGATGCTCGTCAGCAAGACCTTGGCCGACGTGAAGGCGCTTGGGAACAAGTTGGTGAGTGCCCTAGGTGCAGGTCCGGTTCAGGCTCTTCTGCTGGAGCAGTTCAAGGTCAAGGCTTTCGGCGCTCTCGACCCTGCTGACTTCGACGCCGCATACGCAGCCTTGGAGGCGTTGAAGTGAAACACTCAGCCTATGGTGGCTCGTCAGCGAGCCGTTACATGGCCTGCCCTGGGAGCATTGCGCTCTCAGGGCGGGCGCCCCCTGAGAAGCCAAGCCCCTATGCGGAGGAAGGAACCTTCGCGCACGCTGTTGCGGCAGAGGCGCTGACGACCGGCGCTCGCTCGACTGTCGCGGCCATCGGCAAGACGCTCCACTACCTCGATCACGGCATCAGCAAGGAAGTCGTGATCACCGAGGAAGTCAGCAAGGCCGTGGACGTATACCTTGATGCGGTGTGGGATGAGTTCGACCTCGACCCGGACAGCGAGATGTACGTCGAGGAGAGCTTCACTCTGGACGTGGAAGCCGCAGAGCCGGGGGAGGTCCACGGCTCGACGGACTGCCTTATCTACTCTCCCAAGGCCAAGAAGATCACGAACTTCGACTACAAGCACGGGGCCGGCGTGGCTGTCGATGTCGAGGACAGCAAGCAGCTCAAGTTCTACGCGATGGGCGGCTGGCAGAGCCACCCAGAATGGGATGTGCGCGAGGTCGAGTTGGTTATCGTCCAGCCGCGCGCCTTCTCGGCCAGCGGTGATGGCGTCAAGCGCTGGTCGCTGCCAATGGCCGAGGTCATCGAGTTCCCATATGAGCTGAACGAGGCTATCACCGCCTGCAAGCAGCCCGACGCGCCGCTCATCGCTGGCGAACATTGCCGCTGGTGCCCAGCCAGCACGATCTGCACAGCCCGCGAACAGGAGTTCGTCAAGGCGGTGCGTGAGGACTTCGCCGGCGTCGATCTGATCGGGATCGAGCCGGTTGTCGCAGCGCTCGAAGTCAGCACGCTCGACTTCGAGCACATTGCGGCGATTGTCGCGGCGTATGACCGGCTCGGTTCTCAGATTGGCGACATGCGCAAGGCGATGGACGAGCACCTGCTGGCCGGGGGCACGATAACCGGCTGGAAGGTGGTTCAGGCCATCGGGCGGGCGCACTGGACCGAAGGTGAAGAGCAAATCGCTGAGTATCTCGAACTGGTGCACGGCGTGCCAGAGGACGAGCTGAGGCCCAAGAGCCTCGTCACCATCACCGAAGCGAAGAAGCTCTTGAAGACCTACGTCGGAAAGGGTGAGTACGCAGAGGCCGAGCGGGATATGATCCTGCGCTTCACCATCAAAGAATCGAAGGGGCTGGTGACAGCCCCGGAGAGCGACCGCCGGGCGGCAATTTCGCCGGTCGCCGCGTCCTTCGGGGACGTGCAGCTCGGATCACCAGAGGACTAAACGGACCATGATGGACGACTTTTCAAAAATGAGCGACGAGTGGATCAAGAACGCGGTGACGCGCAACCCCTGCAAGGACATGGGCGACGGCACCTTCCGTACCTGCCCGGTGCGCGGGTCTTTCGTCTACTTGCTGGGCAAGACCAAGCCGAGCAAGGACCGGCCTGACGGGGTGTATAGCACCACGCTGATCTTCCCCAAGGGCGCTGACCTGTCGGTGCTGGAGGCGGAGGCCAAGCGGGTCGAGTACGCCAAGTGGCCGGAGAATGACCCGGACCGCGCCGGCTATGACAAGCGGAAGGTGACGAAGGTCAAGTCCCCGTTCTTGGACGGCGCAGAGAGCCTGAAATACGACGGGTTCCACGAGGGGCAGACTTTCCTGCGGGTCAGCACCGGGTCCAATGGGCCGGGCGGGCGCAACGGCGAGAAGAAACCCGTTGTCGTGGACACCAAGAACCAGCTCATCACCGACCCCGAGTTGGTCTACCCCGGTGTGTGGATGATCGCCAACATCAACTGCTACGCCTACGCGGGCGACACCAACAAGGGCGTCACATGGGGCCTGAACATGGCCATGATCGTCGCTGATGACCAGCGCCTTGACGGCGCTCCGACCTCGGACCCGAGCAAGACGTTTGCGGGTGTCAGCATCGACGCTGGCGACGTGGACACCACTGGGCTGTTCGATTGATCAACTGCCCCGCCAGCTTCGGGCTGGCGGGGCTTATTCCGTGGAGGCAGACATGACAAAGGAAGAACTGGCCATCGAGAAGATGGTGGCTGATGCTAGAAACCATCCTGATCTAGAGGTGCGTCTGCTCGCCGGAGTGGACGAGGGCGTGCTCCTCGACCGGATCAAGCTCGCGGGATTCGAGTTGCGGAAATGACCGTCGCGCACCTTGACATCGAAACGCGCTCGACCTGCGACCTGAAAACCGCAGGGCTTTACCGCTACTTCGAGGACCCGGAGACGGAAGTCCTCGTCGTGCGGTGGAGGATCGGTGACGGGCCGGTGGGGGATCAACACGACCTTTCCGGCCTCGTTAAGCACATCGCCGCCGGGGGCATCGTCGCCGGCCACAACATTGCCTTCGACCGCGAGGGCTGGAACAGGTGCCTAGCGGGCCCGTACTGCCCCGAGATCACCATCGAGCAGACCGACTGCACAATGGCGCGCTGCGCGTCGCTGTCCCTGCCGCAGTCTCTTGAGCAGGCGGGCAAGGCCCTGAACCTCAACATCCAGAAGGACGTCGAGGGACACCGCTTGATGATGCGGATGTGCAAGCCCAAGACACAGGAACCTCTGACGTGGCACGAGACGCCAGAGCAGCTTGCGCGCCTGTCTGAATACTGCGCGCAGGACGTTATGTCCGAGTGCGCGATAGACGCTGCGGTGCCTCAGCTCTCGCCCTCGGAGAAGCGCCTCTGGGTGCTCGACCAGAAGATCAACGCGCGCGGCGTCATGCTCGACGTGGGCCTGATCGAGAAGGCCCTCGCCGTGGCAGAACGCGCGGCCCTCAGCGCGTCGGCAGAGATTTTCGACCTGACAGACGGTGCCGTCGAGCGCACCACTCAGACGGCCCGTATCGCCGCCTGGCTGAACGCGCGCGGCATCCCCGCTGGTAGCATCGGCAAGGGCGAGACCGAAGAGCTTCTGGTCCGCACGGACCTGTTCGACGATCCGCTGGCGCGCAAGGTGATCGAACTGCGCACCGCCAGCGCGAAGTCTTCTGTCGCCAAGTACAAGGCGATGCTGCGCGCCGTCTGTCGCGATGGCCGCTCGCGCGGCACGCTGAACTTCCACGGCGCCAGCACGGGGCGCTGGGCGGGGCGGCTGTGGCAACCGCAGAACCTCCCCAAGATACTCGACGCTGCGCCTCTGGTCGGGGAGCTGCATGATATACTATATCATAACGACGCAGACACGGCTTTCGATCTGTGCAGGCTGAACTTCGACAACCCGCTTGACGTTTTGTCGAAGGCGCTTCGCTCGATGGTGATCGCTGCGCCGGGACACGTCCTGATCGGCGGGGACTATGCGAACATCGAAGGCCGGGTCAGCGCGTGGCTGGCGGGCGAGCATTGGAAGACGGCAGCGTTCTACGCCTTCGACGCGGGCGAAGGGCCTGATCTCTACAAAGTGACCTACGCCCGCGCCTACGGCATCCCGGTCGAGGACGTGACCAAGGAGCAGCGCAACACCGAAGGCAAGACGATGGACTTGGCTTTCGCTTTCGGAGGCGGTGTCAACGCTTACCACAAGATGGGCGCCAAGTTTGGCATCTCGGCCACCGACGAACACGCTGACGCGGTTAAGCACGCATGGCGTGAGGCGCACCCCGCCACTAAGTCCGGTTGGTACGAGCTACAGGATGCTGCGCTCACTGCCGTCCGTCACCCCGGCATGAAGGTTCCTTGCCTCGACGGCAAGATCACCTATCTGGTGGCGCGCAACATCTTGTGGTGCAGGCTGCCGAGCGGCAGGCCACTGGCTTATGTCGCGCCCTTCATCGAAAGCGGCACCTGCAAAGCCTGCGACGGCCACGGCGCCATCGAGCATGACGAGGGCTTGCTGGAGGACTGCACCGAATGCTGGGCGACGGGCCAGATTAAAGCGCGCGTCGCCTTCTACGGTATGAACTCGACTACGAAGCAGTGGAAGAAGAACAGCCTGTGGGGCGGCCTGCAATGGGAGAATGTTGTGCAAGGGATAGCGAGAGACCTCATGGCAGAGGCCATGTTCCGGCTCGAAGAAAAGCTTAAGGCTCTCCACCCTGACGGCCGATGGCACGACATCCTCAGCGATGTGAGGCTAGCCGACGGTACGATAGGCCCAGCAGTCGTGATGCGAGAGTTCAAAGTCCGAGGGTACACCTTGGTCCTGACGGTGCACGACGAAATCATCTGCGAGGTTCCCGAAGGCTTCGGATCACCAGAGGAGCTGGCGGAGCTGATGTCCGTCGTGCCAGAGTGGGCAGAGGGCCTGCCGGTGGCTGTGCAAGGTTGGAAGGACAAGCGATATGTTAAATAAGCAACCGTGGATCGAGGTCATTGTCCGCGCGCATCACAGCGACGGAAGCCTTGCGGAATCCACGTTGGGCCTCACCGACCTTGAACTGTCTGCCGAACGGCAGCTTGTGTTCCGGCGCGCGGCGGAGTTGGTAGGCGAGGCTCTGTCCGAGACATGGGCGCTGATGCAGGCGCAGGGCGTAGGGGGCGGGTCGTGATCCAGAAGCCTCGACCCCGCGCCCATCAGCGCCTCTACGACGCCTTGGACGGCGGTCCTGTGCACGTCCTCGACCTCTACGCCGCAGTGCGCGGAAAGCCTTACGACGGGAACAATAGATCATGCATGGGGAACTTGGGGCCACTGGTGCGGGAGTTCAACCTTCGCGAGAGCGACTGCATGGTGGTGCCGGGCCCAGAAGTCTACACGTACCGACTGTACCGGGGATGACGATGCTCGACCACGCACTGGCCGCGTCCCGCATGGGCCTTCGAGTGTTTCCCTGCCAGCCTCTAACCAAGCTGCCCGCCAAGGGTTGCCGCTGGAAGGCTGAGGCCACGCAGGACGAGGGGCAGATCGCTGCGTGGTGGAGAGACACCCCCGACGCCAACATCGGCGTCGTGGCCGACGGCATGATCATCGTCGATGAGGATAACAAGGACGGAAAGCCTGGGGCTTTCGAGTTTGACCTCCTCGACATCGACCCGGAGACATACACGACGGCCACCCCGAACGGAGGTCTGCACCACTTCTACGCCCATGCGGGCCGCGTGAGCCAGCGCGCAATAGGTGAGGGCCTCGACGTGCGCGTCAGTGGGGTCGGCTACGTCATCGCTGCCGGGTCAAAGCTGCCGACCGGCGAGTACCGCGTCGTCAAAGACCTGCCTGTTCTGCCAGCGCCGCAGGCACTGGTCGAGCGGTGCGGCAAGCCCAGAGACCCTGCCGCTGATCCGCGTCAGCCGGTCGCCGAACTCAATACCGAGGCCAACATCCAGCGCGTGATCGAGTACCTCGCGTACTTCGCCAAGCCCGCCGTTCAGGGTGAGCGCGGTGACGACCAAGCGTACCTCACCGCGTGCCGCGCCAAAGACCTCGGCGTGTCTGATGGCGTCTGCCTCGACCTTATGCTGGAGCACTACAACGACCGCTGTGACCCTCCTTGGGAGCCGGAGCGTCTGGAGGCGAAGGTCACGTCGGCCTACACCAATGGCCAGAACCCGCCAGGCTCTGACACGCCAGAGGCTCACTTCGCAGGCGTTGACGTTCCCTCGCCAGAGTACAAGCCGAAGCCTCCGCGCGGCAAGATCATCTGGGCTGGTGATGACGACGACGAGGACGAAGAGTGGGCGTTGTTCGAGCGGCTGCCGCGCCGTGGCACCGCGATGCTCGTCGCGCCGACCAACTCAGGCAAGACATTCATCTCTTATGAGCTGGGCCGCTGCATGGCGACGGGCGACAAGTTCTTCGGTGTGGAGCCCGACTACCGCTGTGGCACACTGATCTTGGCCGGCGAGGGGCTGAGCGGCGCGCGCAAGCGGATGAAGGCTCTCAAGAACCTTCCTATCGGCGTGCTGCCTTCGGGGTCGCTGGGGGACGCTGAGAACGTCAAGGCGCTGGTCGCTGACATCGAGGACGCCAAAGCTCAAATGGAGCTGGTCCACGGCGTGCCGTTAGGGGTGATCGTGATCGACACATTGACGGCTGTCGGCCTGCTGCAAGACGAGAACAACAACTCCGAATGCGGCGCGGCGGTTAAAGCCCTAGAGGGCTTGTCGCTGCGCTTTGACTGCCTCGTGGTCGTCAACCACCACCCGCCGAAGAACGGTACTGGCGCGCGCGGCGGCGGTGCGCTGCCGGCGGGCTTTGACACGGTGATGGAGATATTCTGGGATGGGAAGAGCCCCGTTAGGTTCATGGAATGCACCAAGTCACGCGAGGGTCGCACCGGATCGTGGGGGGCTTTCACGCTGGCTTCAATCACTGTCGGGCACGACAAGCGGGGCAGGGCCAAGACGACCTGCGAGGTGTCGATGAGTTCAGAGGTTTACACCCCTCCCACCAAGGAGCCGCCGAAGTATGACCGCTTGGCCTTGGCTATCGAGACGGCGCGGTTGAAGGTGAACCTCGGCGCCCGCGAGCCTGTCCCCCGCGCCGCAGTGCGCGCAGCCTTTGGAGACGTGTCAGGGATAACGGACAGGGGCAACGCAACGCGAGCCTTTGATAAGTGCATCGACCACGCACTGGCCCTCGGGTCTATTCGAATGCCACATGGCAGAGACGGCCTGATCGACGACCGACCAATGAAGGAGGAATGAAATGCGAGACATTATCGAATGCGAGAGCCACCGGGGCTGGTTCTGGTTCGACGGCATAGGGTGCTGCCCGGAGTGCGGCGGCACTGCGGGGATTAACCAGAACGAGCGGGTTCGCTCATGCCAGCCAAGGAGCCAGACCATGACGCAGATTGAGCCAACAGACATGGACATCGCCGAGGCGCGCAGTCTCGCCAAGATACCAATGGCGGCGGCCAGCCATGCCGAGATACGCGCATTGGCTGAACGTCCTGGAGATGCAACACATCTCACCTTGTCGATCATCGCCCACGCCCAGACCATCGCCGAGCTGCGGGTGGCGACAGCCTTTTTAGATGAGGCGATTGACCTCATCAAAAGCGGCAAAGCATACGACCAAATGTGCTGCAGCGGCTATGAATGTGGCTGCATGGGGTCAACTAATGCCGAGCATTTCTTGCACTTTGCAGAGCCAGCCCTCGCCCGGATAACACAGGAGACGCCCGATGCAGGATGAACAAATCAAGCATATGGTTGACCGCTTCCTTGCGTGGAAGCTGCCATCTAAATTCAATCCCGACAACGGCATATCATTTAACCGCGTCGTCAATGGTGGAACGGAGCATCAGTATTATCGTGAGCCTATGGGTACAAATCTTTTGGACGCGATACAGGCTGCTGAAATGGTGCGATTTATGGTGGAAGATTTCCCCACTGGCCTCGAAGGCACACTGGCAGAGACGGCCTGATCGACGACCGACCAATGAAGGAGGAATGAAATGCGAGACAGTATCGAATGCGAGAGCCACCGGGGCTGGTTCTGGTTCGACGGCATAGGGTGCTGCCCGGAGTGCGCATGTGGCGCGGCGTGCCTGACCTTTTCGGCTCAAGAGGGGCCAGCCCCCGAAATACCAGCGGGAGTTGACGCAACTCTGGCAGAGCGCGGCGCCCGATATGGGGACTTCACTGAGCACGCAAAGATCACAGACGCATTGCTCGGCGTCATGATGGGCGACAGCCTCGCCGGGCGGTTCGCGACAAGCTGGGATCGGATGCAGCCTTTCCAGCGGCAAGCGCTGCGGACCATCTGTGACAAACTGGCGAGGATCGCCAACGGCGACCCTGACTACATCGACAACTGGCATGACGTTCAGGGCTACGCCAAACTGGTAGAGGACCGCCTAACCAAATAACTCCTCAGCGACAGGATCGCGCCGGTTGATCTCGTCGAGCAACTGGCCAATCCTGTCGCTGTTCTTCCGCCGCAGCGCACCGTCATTGACGCGCGTCGTCGCTGTCAGGATTGACGCCATGACGGAAGTCTTGGTGGAAAGCACCTTCGGGAAGTTCTTGTCCCAGGGTTCGAGCGGCAAGGCCATGACCTCCTTGGCGTGGGCCAAGGCCATGCCAAGGAGCGCCTCGAACTCTTCGGGCTTCTCAGCCCCTAAAATTGCAAGCCCGTCGCGTAGCCCAACTTCTGCATCGTTGGCAGTTGCTTCTTGAGCCTCTGCCCTATGTCGGGCCTCCAGAATGGACTGTTTGGCACCTCCAGTCCTTCCAGAACTCGGTACGCTCTGGCGCGGGCTTCGCGCACGGAGGTCCCGAGCCCGCTCGCCACCAGCAGATAATCTCCCGCGCTCGTCAGACATGGCAGTTCCACCACCTTCCCATCTAGATCGTGAGGCGCTTTCCCCTGCTGTAGTTCGCAGGGGTGTACGTTCGCCCGGTTGCGGCTGTTGAGGCCGTAGATCGGTATCCCCATCGCGTCGGTCCGGGTGTTCTGGCTGTACGGGAAGTCCGGCATCACCATCACTACCCCCACCGCCAAGGCGTTCGAGGAGAAGGGACTTGCGGTGCGGCCTTCGGCTAGGTCCAGTAACCATTCTGCGGGGTCCTTCCCTTTTGCCAGCATCGCCATCTGGATGTTGAAGGTGGGCCAGCCGGGTCGCATCGTGAACTCCAGCGGCCACGGGGTGCCGTCGTCGTCAATGATGCAGTTGACATCGACGTAGCCGACATACTCGGCCTTGTGCAAGTCCTCCTCGAAGGGAGCCAGCACCTTGTCCGCGAGCTTCGACTTGGCGACGTTGCGGACGACGGTGCCCATCTCGCCGGTCGCCGGGCCAGTCTCTCCGGCCATCAGCTTCTTGAACTCCCAGTTCTCATGCCAGCCGGGCAGGAACCCGCCCGGCCCAAACCAGCCTCCGACGGCCATCTCGCAGCCGGTTACACGCTCTTGCAGGATGAAGCTGCCCTTGTGGCGCTGCTGCTTCTTCCACCGCTCCAGCATGAACACGAGGTCCGCAGGTGACTTACTGACATAAGACAGGCTCTTGTCTTCCTCGTCGCCGCAGGGCTTGCAGACGAAGGCCCTGCCCTCCTTCTTCACATACGCAATGGCCTCGTCGTAGCGCTTGAACTCTTTGCAGTCGGGAACGGCCAGCCCGCGCTTCTTCATCAGGTTCTGGCCAAGCTGCCTGTCGGTCTCCCACGCAGCCGTCTCAGGTGTCGCCGCGACAATCGGCACTCCCATCTTGCGGTAGGGTTCGAGGTCGTAGAGGTATCGAACATTGTCGGGAAGTACGATGAGGTCAGCCCAGCGTGCCCACTCGCGCCAGTCGGGAACCTGTGCGCTCTGACCGACCAGCAGCCCCTTGCCGATGTTCATAGTCATGCGGTTGGGGCGCACGAACCACTTGACCGTATGACCTGCCTCTTGGCAGCGCAGGGCGAAGTCGAGCATGAGGCCCGCATTATCCACGAGTAACAGTCTCACGGCTTCTCCTGTCTCGCCTTTGCCTTGGCCTCGGCGCTGGCTTCAATTGATACGGCTTGGATGCTGCGCTTCTTCGCCGAATCCTCGTAGCTCTCGGGGTCTGTGAACTGCTTGCCAGCAGGCTTCAAGCCTAATCCGACCTTCGAGGCCCAAGAGATGTTGCTGTTCTCGCCGTTGGCGTTGGGCTGCAACCCATAAGGCACGACGGTTCCGCCCAGATGTTTCAGCGCAGCGGCCACACGAGAGCCTTTGAGGTTGTCGGGGATGTCGTTCTTGATCTGGTCGAGGTCATCCTCCTCGACATTGTTTGGCCGGTATACGGGAAGCCCGCGCCAGTCCTTGTTGGTGGCGACCTCGCTGACGGCGCGGCCCAGCGGGTGCAGCTTGTTCTCGGCTTCACCAACCGGATCGCGCATAGCCCCGAAGAAGTCTTTCATCACCGACGGGACGGCTGACCGCTCGGGTGTGCCGTCGGCCTCTGTCCCGCCAGTGCGGAAGGCGATCCAGTCTTCACCCTCGGGTCGCTCGCCTGTGTAGAGGTAGTTGGCGATGCCGTTCATTAGGAAGTACGAGCTGACGATCCCTACCGCTGCTGCGGTGCCGTGGCCAAGACCCTTGCCTTGGAACAGCCCGGTGACGCTCTTGGGCGCGTCACGCATGGCGTCGAGAACCAGTCGCACGTCGCCGTAGGCCCACGAGGGGGACAGGAAAGCCAGCCGCAAGGCGTCGGTGCGCGTCTGCGACCAGAAGATGTTGTCAGTGGACAGCTCGCCCATACGCCCGTCAATGTTGTCCGAGATGCGCCGAGCCGCCGCGCGCTTCTCCGCCGCCGTCCAGTTCGGGTTGGCCTCCAGCTCTGCGCCCATCTCACGCTCGAACACACCGCGTTTGATCGCAGGCACATAGTGGTCGAACACCGGGGCGCTGAATGTCTCCAAGGCGCGAGGGACGAGATCAGCCACGGCAGCAGCGCGCATCCCGGCGGTGCCCCTCGTCGTGGCCTTGAGTGCGCTCTTGATGTCCCCGCGCAGCGTCCCGCGCAGGCCGGAGGTCAGGAAGTTGGGGCGGATCGACGCACGGTAGACCGACCCGTTGTTGAAGCGGTTTCCCGCGTCACGCCACAGGTTGTCAATCTCGGTCATGGCGTGGTCGCCTTCGAGCAGCCGCTTGCCCATCTGCCGGCCAGCGTAGGCCGCGCGCACCGGGGCCGTCGGCGCGTACCACAGCGTCTTGGCAGCTTCGGCGGGCCTCCCGCGCAGCAGGTGGTTCACACCAACTGCAAGTTCGCTGCCGACAGCCTTGCCTGCGACAAGCGCCGGGTGGAACCCGGAGCCGGTCAGCGCCAGGTTGCCGACCATGCCGCCAGCCTTCTTGCCTGCATCGACTGCGAAGGCGCGCTTGTTCTTCCCCTGCCGGCGCAGGTTGGTGGCGAGGCCCGGATCGACGAAGGCGTTGTAGCGCTTGGCCACCTCTGGCGAAGCGGTGAGGATGCGGCGAGGGATCATCTTGGGAGCGGGCAGGTCGTCGGGGCTCACACCCTCCTTGCCCGGCTCCAGCATGGCGTCGATCACCGTGTGGCCACCGTTCAACTTGATGCGGCCCGGTTCTGCGGCCTTCTCGAACTCCCACTTGGCCAAGCCGCTCTTGTGCATCGCGCCGCGCAGCTCGTGCGCTGCGAGGAACCTGCTCATGTTGTCCACGTAGGCGGTCATGGCGTCGAGAGGGTTCTCGTGGACCGGGACCAGCCCGGCTTCGAGGCCCTCGGCGTAGGTCGGGATGCTGCGCTTCTTGAGGTTGCGTCCAGACCCCTGCTTGCTGATCATCGCCGCTTCGACCTCTTTCGGCGAGTTCTTCCACAGGTGGACGTAGTAGTCCTGCACGAACTTCGGCACATTCTCTTCGCTGCCAGCTTTCTGCATCACCGCCTCGATGCGGCTCCTGTAGTCGGTGGCGACCTTGCGGATTGCGTCGGCAGCTTGGCGCATCGGCCCCGCCATCCCCATCGCACCGCCCTGACTGCGCGTCTCCACCGAATGGATCAGTGCGCGCTGTTCTTCTTCCGAGGCGTTACCCACGACGCGCTGATGCTTGGCGAGGTCGGCTGCCGCGCGCGCCGCGTCCAATTTGTGCTTGCCTACGATACGCCGTTGCAAGTCGGCGTAGACCTCTGCCTCGTGGCCACCGCTCACCGCTTCGCGCAGAGCCTTGGCGCTCCGCAGGATCGGAGCGGTGCTGCTAGGTGGC